AGCGACGCCACCAAGGCCCAGCTCTACCGGGTGCAGGGCGCCAGTGCTGCGATCTTCAAGGCCTGGCTGGAGAGCCTGGGCCAGCCCTCTGAGAAGGCCGCTGCGAAGGCCGGAGGGTTCCGGGCAAAAAACTCATAGACGCGGCGCGGTTCCTCGCCGCTGCCGCGAAGGGCGACCCAGCCGACAACGGTAAGGATGCGGCTGACGCTGCGGCGGTGTTCGGCCTGGCGGTGCCTGAGGTCGAGCAGCGGCCGGAGACGTTCGGCCTGCTGGCGGAGAACGTCGAGGCGATCGGGTGGTTCATGAAGCTCCAGACCCAGTGGCGGATGGGGATAAATGGGCCCGTCGGGCTGGACTACCAGGTGTTTCTCCTATGGGCCAAGGATGAGGGCGTGAAGCGTCAGGACCGGCTGTGGTTGCTGGAGGATCTGCGGCTGGTTGAGCGGGAGTTTCTGGGGGTGATGAGGGCAGATCCGTAGGCTGATCTCAGGAATGGCAGCCGAATAGAGCATGGCCCGGATGAGCCTGGATACCGCCATCCGGCTGTCGGCCGAGGTGAAGGGCGGCGGGAATATCGACCGGGTGAAGAAGTCGCTGCAGGATCTGGGCAAGAACAGCCAGACCACAGCACGCGAGATCAGCACCCTGCGGGCCGCGACGTTCCAGTTCGCCCGCGCCAATGACAACACGATCGCCGGGATCCGCAGCAGCATCGGCGCATTCCGCGGACTGCAGGAGCAGGCCAAGATCGGCAGCAGGGAGTTTCAGCGGTACGGGGCGGAGATCCAGAAGCTCGAAGGGAAGCTGCGGGGGCTGGATGGGACGGCGAATCAGACGAACACAAGGATTGCCGGCATGGCAGCCGCGGCCGGCCGCCTGATTGCGGCCTACGCAGGGATTGAAGCCGTCCGATTTGTCTTTGGCAATGCGGCTGAGCTGGAGTCGCAAACCAGAAGCCTTGAGGTGTTGACAGGCAGCGCTGAGCGCGCAAAGCAAATTGTTGAAGACTTGCAACGGCTTGGGGCGGTTACGCCGTTTACCAGTACAGAGCTGATTGACACAGCAAAGCGGCTTCAGGCTTTTGGTGTTGAAACTGAAAAGGTCGTTGACATCACCAAGCGTCTAGCTGATGTCAGCGGGGCCACTGGAGCCGAACTAGCTGGCTTGGCTACTGCCTACGGTCAAGTCCAAGCCAAGGGCAGGCTGCAGGGCGAAGAACTGCTCCAGTTCCAGGAGCGCGGCGTTGCGCTGCAGCAAATCTTGCGCCAAGAGTATGGGTTGACAGGTGTTGAGTTCCAGAAAGCACTAGAGAAGGGGCAGATTAGCGCAGAAGCTGTTGAGTATGCACTGCGCAAGTTAACTGACGCAGGTGGCAAATACGCCAATGGCGCTATTGCGCAAAGCGACACCTTAAGAGGCCGAATGTCAACACTCGCCGACTCCGTTCAGGTGTTGGCGCAAACAATCGGAAAAACCTTGGAGCCTGTTTTCAAGTGGGCACTAACGCAGGCTACTGCAGTAGTCAGTGAGATTCAGCGCTTAATTAATGAAGCTACTAACGCTGGAGGCGCAAGAGACAGGGAGCTGCAGTACGCACGCAATGCTGATGCTTTCGTGCGAGGGATGGGGCTTAACCCGTTCACACAGCAGGGAATGATGGCAGAGATGCGCCAGCGCAACATTGAGCAGCAGCGCGCAGATTACGAACTGGCTCGGCAGAGGGCTAGGGGAGGCAGTGCGCCCACTCCGCCCCCCAGCGCGCCCCCGCCGCTTGCGCTGCCCGGCGCTGCTGGCGGCGGTGGGGCGGGTGCTGGCACGGGGGGCGGGGCTGCTGCGGCCCCAAGGTTCGAGCTTTCCAGCCGCGGCAAGGCGCTGGTGGCTGCGGCTCAAAAGCTCGGCGTCAGCCCGCTCGACCTAGCGACGATCATCAGTTTTGAGACCGCCGGCACCTTCAGCCCGTCAATCCGTGGTGGCGCTGGCGGCAACTACCAAGGCCTGATCCAGTTCGGCGCGCCTGAACGGCGGCAATACGGCGTCACTCCCGGCCAGTCGTTCGAGGAGCAGGTGATGGGGCCCGTCGTGCGGTACTTCCAGGACCGCTTCAAGGGCGCAGGGATGAGCACCCAAGGGGCCAGCCTGCTGGATCTCTATACCACCGTGCTGGCCGGCAACCCTCGCGCCAATCGCAACGCCCGCGACTCATTCGGCACCAGCGCCGTGAGCGGCGTGCAGCGGATGGGACCACATCGCCAGAAAGCGCTGAGCACATTCTTTGGCGGCTCAATGGAGAATGTTGGGTTTGGCGCTGTTGAACAGGCGCAGGCTCAGGTTGCCGGCTACGAGGAAAACATGGCTGCAATGGAGCAGCTTAAGCAACAGCAAGCCGCCGCACAAAAACAGCTCGAAGAGTTCAACGAAGAACGAGCCAAGACCGCTGTGCAGCTTCACAATGAAAGGAGTCTGCTAGGTGCCACAACCGATGAGCAGCGCCGCCGGTTGGAGCTTGAAATCGAGATTGACAACATCACTCAGCAGCACCTAGAGAAACTGCAGAGCCTGAAGGCGATTGAAGAGGAAATCGCCCGGCTCGGCGGCGTGGCTGAAACCGCCGCCATCCGTGAAGGGCTGGAGCGCGAAAAGGAGCAACAGCTGGCGCTGGCTCGGCTCAGGGCTGAACAGGATCTGAATGAGATCCTGGCGGAGCGCCAGCGCATGATGCAAGACCTCACCCGCCAAGCCTCTGAGCCGGCGGTGTTCAACGTGCTGGAGCAGCAGAAGCGCGAGCTTGACGAGATCCTGCAGAAGTACCCCGCAATCGGCCAGGCGGCTGATGCTGCCGCATCGCTTGTGACCAGCGGCGTAGCGGAGATGATCGCCGGCACCAAGTCCGCCAAGGAGGTGTTCGCCGACTTCCTGCAGGGCATCGCCAGTGCGCTGATCGACACCGCGAAAAAGATGATTGCCCAGTACATCGCCATTGGCATCGCCCGAATGTTCGCCGGGATCGGTGGATCTGGTTTCGGTGGATTTGCGCCGGGTGGAGTTGGCGGCGCCAGTCCCGCCCTTGGCTTTGACCCCAGCGGCTTTGCTGGCGGCACCGGAATCCCGTTCTTCGCCAACGGCGGCATCATGTCCCCCTCGGGCCCGCTGCCGCTGAAGGCCTACAGCCGCGGCGGCGTCGCCAGCACCCCTCAGGTGGCCCTGTTCGGCGAGGGCTCGATGAATGAGGCCTATGTGCCGCTGCCTGATGGCCGCCGCATCCCCGTGGCGCTGCAGGCCCCGGACGGCGCCCGTGGCGATCGGATGCGCGAGCTGATGGGTGCATCACCCGCTGGCAGCAACCCCTCACCGGTGCTGGCCATGAGCTTCGAGACCACCACGATCAACGGGGTGGAGTACGTCTCCCGCGATCAGCTGGAGGCGGCGATGGCCGAGACCCGCAAACGTGCCGCCAATGACGGCGCCAAGCGGGGCATGAGCATGACGCTGGACAGACTGCAGCAGAGCCCGAGCACACGTAGCAGGGTAGGGATCCGCTGATGTCAATCGAGTTCCCTCAGGTAAAGCCATCCGGTCGGCGGATGCGTCTGGGCCGGTATCCAGTCAAGACGTACCGGAGTATGGCGGGAACTACGGTGAAGCGTAGTTATGGCAACAAGGCGTATGGGTATGAGCTGTCATTGACATTTGCCAACCGGCGACAAGGTGATGTGCGTCAAATCACGAACCATTATGGGCGTGTTGAAGGTGGATTTGAGCGGTTCACGTTACCAGCTGAGGTGTTTGCTGGTGTAGACACACCACTGCGTACAGACCTGAGGAAGCCGAGCAATATCTTGTGGGAGTATGCCGAGCCGCCGGATATTGACTGGGCGCAAAATGCAGTCGGCATTGCAACGGTAACTGTGACGCTGATTGGCGAGCTGAACGTATGAGCAGCCAGATTAGGATCGCGCAGCTGTTCAATCTGCAAACCAGCACCGGCACTAGACATCGGTATCAAAACTACTTTATAGGGCAGCAGTATCAGTACGTCGGTGCAAAATATGACTTTGCGCCGTTTCAGGCCAATGGTGCAACGGCCAGTCTGAATGGTGACAACAACCCTTTGCAGGTGCTGTTTCCCAATCTGGAAGTGGTGCTCAGGTTAGTCGAAGAAGGCAATGGAAACCGTCTTAGTGAATTGACGCTAACGACGCTGTGGCTGACAGCATCGGGTGGTATTGCCAACCAGTATGAGGATTACTACGTTGGTGCTGGCGCTGGGTTTAATGATGACACGGTAGAGTTGCGTTTTCGATCAGCAATGGATAGTGTGGGCAGTGATTTCCCGGCGCGTACTTTAACGAGCGACAACGTAGGGGTGCTGCCATTGAATGCAGACTTGTACCTGCGATGAATGATTTGATCGGCTTGCAGTATCGGTGGGGTGCGCGGCCATCAGACGGCGATGGCTGTACGGACTGTTTTCAGCTGGTGTGTGAAGTGCGGCGACGGTTGGGACTGCGAGATTATGCAGAGCAGTTTGAGTGGGTGTATGAAGAGTACACATCAGACACGTTCACATTGCTACAGCTGCGGCGATTTTTAGAGCGTAACGGTCGGGTTGTCGAGTTGCCGGAATGCGGGGATGTGCTGCTGTTTCCGTCTACAGGTGGTGCTGTGATGGGTGTGGTGATTGAAGGGTGGGTGATGTTTATCACGGCTGGGCAGACTGTGGGACAGGCATCGATGCCGCGTGGTGTTGGGCAGTATTTTCGGATGCGATGAGACCGTTACTGCCGTATGAGCACCAGCTGATTGAACAGCTTGGGGTAAGCAAGGAAGAGTACCTTGATTTTCTGGCGGTACAGCGGGACCACAGCCAGAGCATCGAGGAACGGCAGGCTGAGATCGTAGCCGGCCCGGCAGCACCGACGATCATCCTGACGGTGGTTGGCATCCTGTTCCAGGTGGCGAGCATGCTGCTGATGCGGCCATCGCTTCCCAGTAGCCGATCACCGCGGCAGACAAGAGAGCAGCGGTTTGCGCCACGGTTTGGGTTCAACAGCTCCCAAGAGCTGGCGCAGTATGGCGATCCGATCAATCTGGTCTACACCAACACCAAACAGAACCCAAGGGGTGGGGTGAGGGTTGCAACGTCGCTGGTGTGGAGCAGTGTGCGGAGTTATGGCAGCAGTCAATTCATGCAATTGTTGCTTGTGGTAGGTGCGGCGAGAGTGCGTACGATCGATTGGGATCGTGTTGCATTTGGCCAACTGCCATTGCGTGAGTTTGCTGCATCAAAGACATGGCTGTATTACAACAGCAACGGTCGTGTATCGTTTGCTGATCGAGTGATTGGTGATGATAGTGATCCGTCAAGGGTAGGCGCTGCATCGGCTGACGATGTATGCCGAATCATTGATGGTGCGGTACGGCGTACAGGATTTAGCCAGACGTTTAGCCCGTCTAGTTTGACCAGCTGCGGGGTGTTTAATCCTATCCCGATCAATGTAGAAGTACAGGAGCGGAAACAGAATGGAGATATTGAGACTGCCAACAATGGGATTACGTTAACCAGTAACGGATGGGGGGCTGGCGGCACTGGACGGTATGCGGTTGGTGCAGTGATAACAATTGTATTTGCAAAGGCAGAGGCTAAGAAGGATAACGTAGCGCAGGAAGCTGCAAAGGAAGCACGGTATCAGCTGGTTGAAAGTTTAGATCGTGGCAGCACGTACATGCTGGGGACTGCCAAGTTTGCGCTGCAGTCGATTACAGATGATGTAGATCTTGATAACAATGAGATCCGCGCAACGTTCAGGTGCATTGCGGCAGGGCGGACACCAATTACAGACTATAGCGAGCGCAGTGCACCGAAGAACGATGACAACTTCTACACCAAAGCACTGGTAAAGGCAGATGCTGCAGCGTATCAGACGGTGACGGCATGTGATCTGATTTCATTTTCAATGCGGGTAAAGCTATTCCGTAGGATTCAGGGTAGGGCAAGGCAGTATGGCGAAAGCAAGCCCGATGGTTACAAGATCTCCGACAATGGCGTAAAGGCCAGGACAGCATTCTTCAAGGTGTATTACAGACCACTGGGTCAGCGTGATGCAGACTTGCTGCCGGTGATTATTGCAGCACGGCGATCAACGGATCTGGACAATTTTATCAGCGTTGATTTCAAGGCTGGTGTACGTGGGCGGAAGTGGGATTTTAGGTTTGAGCCGATTGGCGATATTGGTGCGGAGATGCAAGAGAATGGCATCAGCCAGTTTGCAGTAATTGAAAACTCAGGCAACAGCGCGACGTTTACGCATAAGGGTAATCAGTTCCGATGGATTGGGCGGTTGGCTGGGGTGAACGGGGTATTCAAGGATCGTGGCCCTGTATTAACTAATGAATGGGATCTGTTCAGTGTGCGGTCAGACACTGACATTCAGTTTAGTTTTGAGAGCGGGCCAGAGTTTGCAATCACAGCTGTTACAGAGCAACAGTTGGGAGAGTTGACGCGCAAGTATGACGCGATGAGCATGTTGGCGTTTGGTGTATTTAGTGGTCGCGGTGTGCAGGATTTGCGGAGTGTGACAGCGTATGTCACCAATGGTAAGGATAGCTATGTGGTGGATGAAGAAACTGGAGCAACGTCAAAGGATGTAAACAGTACCAGTTACGCACCTGATATTTTCGCTGATACGGTACTGGATAAGGAGAACGGGATCGGAAAGTATGCCAAGCCATCAGGTGTTGAATGGCAGATGTTGGCATTGTCTAAGCGATTCTGTAAGAACAACGGACTAGGTTGTCAGTTATTCATGGACCCGCTGATTTCAGAAGCTGGATCATGGCGGCAATTCTGGGCAGAAGTTGCTCCGTACAGTTTGCTGGAGTTTGCCAAGATCGGCGGGAAGGAGACGCTGGTGCCTGCAGTGCCAGTGAATAATGCAGGCCTGGCCAATCGGCGGGTAACGATTTCTGCGCTGTTCAACCAGGGGAACATTCTTGAGGGAAGTTATCGTGAAGAGTTTTTGGACTATGGCACCAATGTTCAGGATCTGATCGCAACGGTGATTTATCGGGAAACCGAGAGCGATGATGTGTTTCCACGTAATGCAAGCGTTGATGTGCGGTTGCGAGATACAGATGAAAGCAATGCAATCCGCCAGTCGTTTGACATTAGCCAGTATGTAACGCAACGCGAGCAGGCTGTATTGTTCGCTAAGTTGCTATGCAATCAACGTCGATGGGTGCGCCGTGGCGTTGAGTTTCAGACATTCCCGACTGACTCACCGATCAGTCCTGGAGCATATATCTATGTGGATATTGGGCTGAACACTTGGGACCAGATTACGTCGGGTGTGGTGATGGATAATGGCGAGTTGAATGCACCACTGACTGATCGTATCCGAGATGGGCAGTATAGCGTGCTAGTGCATAAGGCAGGCGATCGTGTGCGGACGTTCGACAATGTGCCGGTTTCCAGTGGCCGTGCGCCCAGTTTGCGGGAGTATGCCGGCTCGATGTTCGTGCTTGGCGCTGCAGCAAATCGGAGGCGGGTGTTTAGGGTGACGGAAGTGGTGATGAGCGAGGAAGGTGAGGTAACAG